TTCAACATACTAAGATAACAAAATGTTTAGAAGGAGCTATGACTGCGAATGGGGCTTTAGGTCCGATAACATCATTTAATACTCTTCAGTATCCTATGCAAAGTGTGCATGGATATTGTGGAAGTGTTATTGTTTCAAATTCTTCTAATCATGGTGGTCGCATTTTGGGTATCCACATGGCAGGTTTTGCGGAAAATGACGTTAGTTATGGACAATTTATAAGTGCCGAAATTATTAAATCATTAAATGCAGAATGCCATGTTGGTTTCACGCATTACTTTGGCGACTATAAAACAATTCTTGATGATACATTTCAACGAGTAGGTACTATTGATAGACCTATTTATACGAATGCTAAAACAGGAATTGCACCATCGTTATTCCATAATGAAATTTTCCAGACTACTAAAGCACCAGCGAATCTCGGATTTACAGAAGAAGGAGAACATGTTGTGAACAAAGCTCTTAAGAAATATATGACACCATCTGTAGGATTTACTCAAGAACAAAGAACAATATGCCTAGCCCATCTACGAACACGATTTCGCCCTACGCGCAATATTAGCGAATTAGATATAAATACAGCAATATCCGGAATTATTGGGCATCCATATATTCGTGGCATAAATAGAAAGAGTAGTGCAGGTTATCCTTATGTACATCATACAACTGTAAAAGGTAAATATGATTTTCTTGGGAAATATGATAATTGGGTTTATGATCATCCTCTTGTTTTGCAAAACATAAATGATTATAAGATGAATGTCAAGCACTACACTAGACCGCAGTGTTTATTCATCTCAACTGCAAAGGATGAGTTACGAACGTTGGAGAAAGTGAAAGCAAATAAAACACGTAGTTTTGCTGCTGCTCCGCTTCATTATGTAATTCTTTTTAGACAAAGTTATTTGGATTTATTTTCAAATATTATGGAAAATCGAATACATAATGGATCGCTAGTAGGTATAAATCCTTATTCTCGTGAATGGGATTATCTAGTCATGCAACTACAAGTTATTGCGCATCCTTATTCCAATCAATTCATTGCAGGTGATTATTCAAATTTTTACG